GACACCGAGTCATCTGACAGAGCGTTTGAAGAAGAAGTAATGTTGAGTGGATTTGGTGCAGCCCCTACTAAGTCAGAGGGTAATGCAGTAACATTTGACGATGCAAACGAGGCTTATACTGCAAGGTATAACCATGAGACAGTTGCAATGGCATTCTCAATAACAGAAGAAGCCGTAGAGGATAACCTTTATGACAAAATCTCTTCACGTTATACGAGAGCACTTGCTAGATCTATGGCACATACTAAGCAAGTAAAAGCAGCGGGAGTGTTAAATAATGCATTCGACACAACTGTACTTGGTGGTGACGGAAAAGCATTATGTGTAACAGATCACCCATTAACAAATGGTGGTACGTTAGACAATGTTTCAGCAGCCGATCTTAACGAAACATCTTTGGAAGATGCATTAATCAGTATTGCAGGTTTTACTGATGAGCGTGGATTAATTATTGCTCTAAGAGGCATGAAGTTAATTATACCTCGTCAACTACAATTTGTGGCTGAAAGATTAATGGCTTCTAACCTTAGACCAGGAACAGCAGACAACGATGTCAACGCACATCAATCAATGGGTATGTTACCAAATGGTTATGTGGTCAATGATTTCTTGACAGACACGGATGCTTTCTTCATTAAGACAGACGCACCAAATGGCTTAAAGCATTTTGAAAGAATGTCTTTATCAACAGCTATGGATCCAGACTTTGAGACAGGAAACATGAGATATAAAGCAAGAGAAAGATATTCTTTTGGTTTCTCTGATCCTCGTGCCATGTTTGGTTCACCAGGAGCGTAAGCTTTTAAAAACTTTAATAAAAAAGGGCAGTTACATACTGCCCTTTTTTGTGTATAATAAACTTAACCTAACAGTTACATAATGTAACTGACCCAGCCAAGATAGGAGATTTACATGGCTAATACAACTTTTAAAGGCACCGTCAGAGCCGAAGGCGGTCTATCCGTTCTTTCTACAGCAGCAATTACAGGTGTTGAAACAGAACATACAACTATTTCTGCAACTACAGGAAACACTTCAATTGGTGGTACTCTTACTGTAACAGGAACAGCAGCAATTACAGGAATATCTACAACAAGTGCTGACCTTATTACAAGTGGTGGCATGAATGGAATGACTTCATTTTTTAATGAAGGCATTGGAACAACAATGCTTGGAATGAATCCACAATGGAATCAAAACTTCGGAAAAGCTGGAGCAACAGGTGTTGTAGCTAACGTAGATGATGTTCTTACTGAGCCAATTACAGCTCTTAAATTAGCTATTGCTCTTGAGGGTGTAGCTAGACAAACGGCTGTACCTAGTGCTGCACAAACAAGTGTGATATTTGGTGGAACAGGTGTGATTGGTACAGATTTTACAATCGCAGCTGGAGCTACGCAAATTGCAGCAAATCAAAGTGTCGTAAGATACAATGGTAATGTAGGTTCTACTTTAGCTCTAACCGCATCAACAACTGATCTTGCTTCTGATGGACATAAGTCATTAATTATTTTTAATGATAACGTAATTACAGCAAGTGCATTATTAACTTTACAAGTTCAAACAAATAACGAACTTGATGCTTCATCTTTTGAAGCTTTTGTTACTGGTGCAGGTACTGGTGTTCTTGAGAGAGAAGCAAGTACTACCGATCTACATGCTAAGATTATCTTAACAGCATCTGGTGCAGATACTACTATTCTTGCAGGTTCGTACATTTACTTTGAAGCCTCCAACAATACAGATGAGATGGCAGTGAAGATGATGCTCAGAACATCTGGTGGTACTATCGCAGTTACAACTGCTAACAACTAATCGACAGTGGGGGCTAATTACCCCCACACTTTTATAAGGAGATTAAAATGGCAGGAACTATTTCAGATGTAAAACCAGCCTTTATAAGTGACGAGGTTGCAGCAGATGATAACTTTATAGTTACCGTAGCAAGACCTAATACAACAGCAACATTAGCAAACGCTTCCTTTGCTTCTGGTGGAGCCAGAATTTTAACTGTAACCACAGCAGGAACAGGTGATAATGCTAAGACAAATACTATTGTTGGAACAGATGTTTTTGATAATGCTCTTACAGAAGTAATTGTTTCTACTGGTTCTGCTGAAGCTGTAGATGGTACTAAATACTTTAAGACAATTACTTCAGTAACAAGTTCTGCACAATTTGCAGCAAACATAGAAGTTGGCTCTATCGCTTCTGCGGCACAAGCCGTTGGTGGTGGTAGTAGAGTTCGTTTAAAAGGATTTTCAATTGTATCTGGTGGAACAGCAGGGATTGTTGAATTTATTGATGGTAGCCCAGAATCAGGGACAGTGTTGTTTAAAGCAAGAACAATAGGCACTGATAATACAACACTTGATAGAACAATACCTCAAAATGGTATTTTATTTGAAAGTGGTCTTAGTATTAGATACACTGTTGGTACAATAGATATGATGACATTTTTCTTCGCATAGGAAAAGAAATGGCTGAGAAAAAGAAAAAAGGAACCATGAAGGGTCACACCATAGGCGGTGGTCAAAAGAGATCCACCAAATCTGGTGCCGGAATGACTGCAAAGGGTGTTGCTAAATATCGTAAAGACAACCCTGGAAGTAAGTTAAAAACAGCTGTTACTGGTAAAGTCAAAAAAGGTAGCACCGCTGCAAAAAGACGCAAGTCATATTGTGCAAGGTCAGCAGGACAAATGAAGAAGTTTCCTAAAGCTGCAAAAGATCCTAATAGCCGTTTAAGACAAGCTCGTAAAAGGTGGAAGTGCTAATGAATGTTAAAGAAGTATCAACAGGTGTTTGTATAGTATTATTTGCAGGAGCTATTGGTTGGTCTGTATCAACTTTAGTTGAAGTTGACAAGCGAACAGCTATTATGGCAGAGAAAGTTTCTGAAAACCATAAAATGATAAAACCTTTATGGGAAGATTTTATAAGAAGGAGTTCACCGAATGACAATGTTGCGAAGCTCGATGCCACAACAGATAACAAAATCAGTTGGAAGTAAAAAGAAACCAAAAGCTAAAGGTTATAATCTAGGTGGACTCAAAGAAGGATCAAGAAAAAGAACAACAAATAATAAAAGGAAGCCCCGTTAAGTATTGTCTATCTTGTAACAAGAAAAAATGGTCGTGTAGATGTTATCGGGTAACTGGATTAGAGGAGTTAAGAAATGCCAAAAGACGCATGTTATCGGAAAGTAAAAGCAAAATTTAAAGTTTTTCCAAGTGCTTATGCTGGAGGAGCTATTGCAAAATGCCGAAAGGTAGGTGCCGCTAATTATGGTAATAAATCAAAAAAGAAAAAAGATGGTGGTCTTATAGAAGCTATTAAGAATGTCAAAGATAAGCAAGGTGTTATCAAAGCATCAAACGGCAAAGCATATAGAAAAAGACCAACGAATAATCCAAAAATTGCGAGAGGCTGTGGTGCTATTTTGGAAGGTAAAAGAAAAGAAACAAAGAAAGCATAATGGCAGTTAGAAAAACAAAAGCAGGATTAGCCTTAAAGAGATGGTTTAAGGAAGATTGGAAAGATGTAAAGACGGGCAAAGCTTGTGGTCGTAAAAAAGGTGAAAAGAGGGGAACTCCTTATTGTCGTCCAAGCAAACGAATTTCTAAGAAAACTCCGAAAACTTCTGCGGAGATGACTTCTGCTGAAAAACGTAGTAGAATAAACCAGAAGAACAAATTAGGTCAACCAGCAGGTAAGCCAAGAAGAGTTAAGTCACTTAAAAGAAGGAAAACATAATGGGAATATCACAAACTGATAGTCAAATAAAAAAATATAATGATTCAATTCGAAAAAAATACGAAGGGCAATCTAAGACTAAAAAAGGACCGTTGACTAAAAAAGAAAAAGAAAAAAATAAAAAGCAACAAAAGAATGTTAAGGGTCAAGGTTCGAATGTAGAAGGGATTTTAAGAACAGGCGAAAAACAATCCGAATACAGTGCTACACGAAAGAAAAAGCCTGTTAAAGCCATGATGGGAAAAGCCATGAAAATGAAGAAGAAGTAAATGACAACATCAGGTTCAAGAGATTTCGATTTAGATGTCGGTGAAATAATAGAGGAAGCTTACGAGCGTTGTGGCTTGGAGATGCGTACTGGTTATGACGCAAAGACAGCTAGACGTTCTCTGAATCTAATGTTTGCTGATTGGGCAAATCGTGGTCTTAACATGTGGACTGTCAAACAAGAAACTAAAGCTATAACTTCTGGTACAGCGACTTATACATTAGATGCTACTTATGTGGACTTGCTAGAAGTTGTTTTAAGAAACAGTAGTAATGTTGATTTTACCTTATCTCAAATGAGCCGAGGTGAGTATTTAACTATACCTAATAAAGCAAGCACTGGACAACCAAGTCAGTATTTCTTTGATAGGCAGGTTATTCCCACTATTACTTTGTGGTCAACACCAAACGCTTCTTACACTTTGGTTTATTATTATGTAAGACGTATTGAAGATGCAGACTCTTTGATAAATAATGCAGACACACCATTCAGATTCCTTCCTTGTATGGTGGCTGGTCTTGCTTATTATTTAGCAATGAAGAAAGCACCAGAGAGAGTGCAACTATTAAAATCAGTTTACGAAGAAGAATTTCAAAGAGCAGCAGCCGAGGATGCAAATAGCACTCCTTTAAAATTAACACCTAGCATGACGTATTATAGTTACTGATATGGCAAAGTATGCAACAGGAAAAAAAGCATGGGGGTTTTCAGATCGTTCTGGATTTCGTTATCGTTTAAAAGAAATGAAAACCGAATGGAATGGTTTGAAAGTGGGTCCTGATGAATATGAAGAAAAGCACCCACAGCTAAAACCTAATCATCCTGGACCTGATCCAACAGCATTGTATCAACCAAGAGTTACAAGCCGTACAGAAGTGACCGTAGAGAACTTACTTGGATTAAATGCATTTAGTTCTGGTAACATTAATACTTCTGTAATAACAGTTCTAGAACCTCTTCATGGAAGATCATCAGATGATACAGTAAGATTTAGATCAGTATCAAGCTTTGACTCTTTCACGAGGACAGTGCTTGAAAAAGCCACAGGATACACTATAACTAAAGTTAGTGATAATAGATATACATTCACAGTTGTTGGTGAAACGGCACAAACGGGTAATATAAAAGGTGGTGGTGGAATATCCACGGCTGGTCCAGTTACATTGGGGACATAAATGAGCTTTACATTTGCAACATTAAAAACAGCTATTCAAGATTACACAGACAATACAGAATCCACGTTTGTAACTAATCTACCTAATTTTATTAAAGCAGCCGAAGACAGAATATTTGAATCTATAGATTTAGAATATTTTAGAAAGAATGTTACTTCAGCTATGACTTCTTCTGATCAATTTTTATCTGTTCCAGATGACTTCCTAGCGGTGTTTTCTTTACAAATAACAACTAGTGGTTCTGAAAACTTTTTATTACAAAAAGATGTAAACTTTTTAAGAGAGTATACACCAAACGCTTCAACAACAGGTGTGCCGAGATACTATGCTGTGTTTAGTGTGGATCACTTTTTACTAGCCCCTACTCCTAATTCAGCGTATACAGTTGAACTACACTATTTTTATAGACCAACAAGCCTAGTGGATTCTGGGTCTAATACAACCTGGGTAAGTGAGAATGCTCCTAATGTACTTCTTTACGGAGCCTTATTAGAAGCGTATATTTTTATGAAAGGCGAACCAGATATAATTGCTCTTTACGAAAAAAGATTTATGGATGGACTATCTAGGTTGAAGGATCTTGGAGAAGCAAGAGAAAATCACGATGCCTATAGAAGGGGCTTACCTTCAAGACCGAGGACTTAACGAATGGCATTAGTTTTAGCAGATAGAATTAAAGAAACCACAAGCACAACGGGGACGGGTACTTATACTTTAGCTGGTGCTGAGAATGGTTTTGAAGCGTTTTCTGTAATCGGTAACTCTAATACCACTTACTATTGTTGTACGGATGGGGTTGATTTTGAAATAGGTCTTGGAACTTATACATTATCTGGCACAACTTTAGCTAGAACAACTGTGTTACAATCTAGTAACGATGATGATGAGGTTGTTTGGTCGAATGGTTTAAGAACTATCTTTTGCACACAACCCGCAGAAAAAGCTGTTTTTCTTGATGCTACTGGTAATATGCCTATTACTAATAGTGCTTCGGTTGGGGGTTCGTTAAC